CAAGCTGCGGCTGTCTGCCACGGATGCAGCCCGGCAAGAAACAAAGGACCCAAAGCTGCGTGCCCAGCTGGATGAGGATTTTGCAAAGCAGTCCAAAGCCCTGCGGGAGGCACGGGACAAGCTGGCGGATTTCCAGACCGGCACCGGTCTGCTGCCGGATACATCCCGTACCCAGGTGTACGGCTTCGGCCGCAGCATTGCCCAAAAGGCTGTTGCCGCCCAAAAACGGGTTGACAAATCCGGTAAGGGTGGTATAATGAACTTAGGAGCAATTAGCGGAGCACTCAACCCGTTCAGCAAAGACGCAAAGAAACACGCTGCACAATACTATGAATCTGTCCGGCACATGAATACAGACGTGGCCAGGATTTCCGAAAACACAGGGATAAGTGAGGCGGAAATCGCTAAGATCAAGAAACACGTTTTCCTGGAAAAGCATGATCTGGGCGGCGATGAACCAGAGTATTTCTACCCCAACTATGAAATGGCGCAGTCATGGCAACGGTTGATTGACGGCAAAAACATTCAGAAGCATGACGTTACACTGCTTCGCCATGAAGCCATGGAAAGAGAATTGATGGATAAGGGATATTCCCAGGCAGAGGCGCACAGACTAGCCGAGGAGAAATACAACTACAGTAAGGAGAGTGATGAGTACTATGCTGAAACTAATAAACATCATAAAAACCGGAGCAACGATTGAGGCGGACTATATCCCAGAGCAAAGCAATCAAAAAGCCCATGTAGTATTCGACACAACCTTGGCTGATGGAAGCGGCGAAATCATCGAACCATATGGCCGTAGACACCTCAGCATGGCACTAAGTGGATTGGAGAAAATCGCTGCTGAAATCAAATCCGGTAAAATCTCCGAGCCACCACACGAACGGCTTGTGATGTGGTACTGATACGTAAGCACCCCTAGGGGTGCTTTTCTTATGCCATAAACCGCATTGAAACGTCCTTGCAAGGGCGTTTTCTTTATGCCCAAGGAGGTTACCATGATCCACAACCGCAGTCCCTCTTGCGCCTGACAGCAGGCGCTATTTTTATACCCAAACACAGAAAGGATGAACAGAATGGAAAAACAGTTTCTGACGGATCTGGGCATTGCAGATGACATTGCCGACCAGATCATCACCCAGGCAGCGACAGAGGTCAAGGCTGCCGCAGACGAAACAGCCGGGATCCAGGCGCAGCTGGAGGAAGCCAACCAGCAGATCGCCGGGTTCAAGGAAATGGACATCGACAGCATCAGGGCGGCGGCGGACGACTGGAAAGCCAAGTACGAAGCCGCAGAAGCGGACAAGACCGCCATGCAGCACAAGCACAGGCTGGAGGGCTATGTAAAGGGGCTGGGTCTCCGGGACGATGTGTACGAGGCACATGTCACCAAGCAGCTGACGGACGCAGGGCTGCAGTTTGATGATGCGGGCAAGCTCATTGGTGGCGACGACATTGTCAGCAAGTTCCGGGAGAGCCACCCGGGCGCATTCCTGGATACCAAGCCGGAAGCCCGTGTGGTGGCATCCACCATGCACCATGAACCGGCTGCCAACAGCGTGGAGGCAGCATTTTACGCCAAGAACCCCGGCCTTGCGCCGAGAGACTAAGGAGGAATCAATATGGCACACGAACAGCAGGAACGCTACTCTGACCTGGTTCTCGCCAAGCTGCGGGACAGCCTGGTGCTGAAGGACGGCGTAGTTTTCAACAACGACTACGAGGGCAAGCCCAGCGCCGGATCCGTCAAGATCCCGGTACGGGACACGGAGGTGCAGGTGTCGGATTACGACAAGGCTGTCGGCATCACCGCCACCAACGGTACCACCACCTATCAGACCCTGACCATCAACAAGGACAAGGCTGTGGGAGAAATCATTGACGGCTACGATGCCGAAGCCGTACCTGCCAATCTGGTGGCGGATCGGCTGGACAGTGCAGGCTATTCTCTTGCCAAAACCGTTGATACCGACGGTGCGACCGTGCTGCTGGCAGAGGGCACCGCATACAATGCAGCCAGCGTGGACGCATCCAGCGCCTATGACCTGATCGTGGACGTGCGGCGGGCAATGAGCAAAGCCAATGTGCCAACGGATGGCAGATATCTGCTTGCCACGCCGGACTTTTATGCCATGCTGCTGAAGGACAAGGATCATTTTGTGGGGGCTTCCGGTCTGGGAGATCAGATCAAGCAGACCGGCGCTGTGGGCAAGATCGCTGGATTTACCGTCTACGAATTCAACGATGACACCGCCGGGTTGATGTTTATCGCCGGGCATCCCCGGTTTGCGGCCCGGGTCAAGGAATTTTCCGTTCCGGTCAAGCTGGAGGATCTGAAGGACGGCAAGCACATCGGCGCAAGCTGGGTCAACGGCCGCATGGTCTATGCCCACAAGGTGCTGCGCCCCAAGGCGATCCAGAATGTATATGCACCGGGCAGTCTGACCGCCACCCTGGCAAAGGGCAGCACCGAGGGCACCACCATCGCCACCATCAGCGCAGGCAACACCGGCACTACCTACGCCTACAAGGTAAATCCCACTGCCCGGGCAACCTACAACCAGACATCCAGCAACTACGGCGGCACTGCCCTGACCTCCGGCACGACTGAAATTGCCGTCAGCGTGGGCGACGTGATCGAGATCGTCAACCTGTCCAGTTCCAAGGTGGTGGCTGTGACCTATGTCACGGCAGCGGCGGACAAGATCAAGTAGTCGGAGGTGACAGGCATGTACGCTGACTACGACTACTACCGCACCCTGTACGGAGGCAGGCTGTCCGAGCAGGAATACACCTTTGCGGCCGCCCGGGCGTCGGAATACCTGGCGTCTGTGACCCACGACCGCATTACAGAGGATATTCTGGCGGACGATACCACCGGCAGGGCGGTAAAAATGTGCTGCTGTGCCATGGCGGATCTGATCCAGAAGCAAGAACAGCAAGACGGCAAGACCGCCGAAAAGGTGGGCGACTATTCCGTGTCCTATGCCGACAGCGACACCAACCAGACTGCCCGGCAGAAGCGGCGGTACGAGCCTGTCCCGGTACGGACTGATGTTCCGGGGGTGGAATGATGTACACCAACGCAGACTGTACGGTCTACAACCGGCAGTTAGATCGAAAAAACCGCCGGGATACCTGGGTGCGCACCCAGATCCACGGAGTGTTCTGGGACGGCAGCCATGCCCACCGGCACGGGGACAAGGGGGATATCACGGCGAACAACGTGACTGTATACATCCCGGCGGATGCCTGCGACAAGACCTACAAACCGCCCAAAGACTATGCGTTGGATCCATCCGGCGCATACACCCTTGCGCCCGGTGACCTGATCATCCGGGGACTGATCCGGGAGGACATCGATGCCAACACCACTGTGGCTGCACTGCTGCAAAAATATGACGATGCCTACACCATCCTGTCCTGCGAGGACAACCGGTACGGCAGTTCAGATCTGCAGCATTTCTGCGTAAAGGGGTGACGGCATGGCAATGGAGATCAAGACCCCCAGAGGGGTGGTGTCTGTTTCAAAATCCGGAAAGGCAAAGCTGACCTGGAGCGAGGATTTTTCCAAGCGCCGGGGTGAGCAGTTTGACGCCGTACAGAAGATGGTGGACAGCGAGGTGCTGCGCCAATCGGATCCATATGTGCCCATGCGCACCGGTATGCTGAAAAAATCCGGCATCCTGGGCACCGTCATCGGGGAAGGCATTGTAAAATACATCGCCCCCTATGCCCGACAGAACTACTATACAAACGCCGGGCGTGGCCAGGAAGGCACCCAGAACGGTGGGCTGCGGGGCAAGTACTGGTTCGAGAGGATGAAAGCAGACCACAAGGATGAGATCCGGGAGAAATCAGGAGGCAAGCTGAAATGAAGTCCATTATTGAAGCCATCGTTGACTATGTGGCGGGCTGCCCTCTGCTGGAGGATGGGCGGCTGAACCTGGATTATCTGGGGGCGGACCCCATTGAATATGTGGTGGAATCCGTCCCCTGTGACCCGGTATACACCCAGTACACGGACGGCGGCTGCCTGTGGCAATACCTGTTTGTGTTTGCATCCCGGGAGGCATACGGCACGGACACGGTGCAGAACCTGGCAAACAGCCAATTTTATGAGCAGTTTGCAGAATGGCTGCGCCAGAACAATGATGCAGACATCCTGCCACAGCTGCCGACGGGCTGCACCGCCCAGACCATAGAACCCACCACCGGCGGCTATGTGCTGCTGGAGGACACCAACCACAATGCACGGTATCAGATTCAGTGCAGATTATTGTACACAAAGGAGGAATCATAATGGGAAAACTGGTGAAACGATCCCAGCGGCGGGCATATTACGGGGTACCCGCTGCGGAATCCGGGACAACCACATATACCCGGATGACCAAATTCACGTCACTGAGCAAATCCAAAAACCCGAAAACCTACAGCCGTCAATATGTGGATGAGGACGCCGCCATCGAGGATGTAGTGGGGTATGCGGAATCCATCTCCTATGCGTTCGATGAAGAAGTCGGCAACACCGTGCATGCGGACATTGCCAACATCGCCGATGAGGAGCAGCTGGGAGAGGACGCTGTCCGGGAGATCATCGTGGTATTCCTGGATCAGGAGGGAGAAACCAGCGGCTCCAAGCGGGCGGTCAAGCGTTCCTATGCCGTCATCCCCAATGGCGAAGGTGACAAGGTAGAGGCATACACACGAGCCGGCGATTTTAAATGCCGGGGGCCACAAGTATTCGGCGAGGTCACATCCACCGACAACTGGAAAACCGTCACATTCACTGCGGACACGTAATGTGCCCGCAGTTTTTTAAGGAGGAGAGCCAATGAGCCAGGATGATCTGACAAAGTGGGAAATCAACGGCACCACCCTGGTGCTGGACATTGACGATATCGGCGATCTGGAACGCTATGAGCGGGCGTTCCAGCAAATGGGGGAGGCGGCAAAGCAGATCCCCAAGGACGGAACTGCATCCGAGATCACCAGGGCATACTGCACCACGTTCTACAGCATGTATGACTGCATCTTCGGGGACGGCACCGCCGAAAAGATCCATCAAAAGAAATACAGCGCTGCGGAATGTGAGACAGTCTATGCGTCATTCCTGGCGTTTGTATCCGCCCAGCGAACCGCCCGGGATGCGGCCAGGGCGCAGATTGCCCGGTATCTGCCCCAGAACCGTGCCCAGCGGAGGCGGCAGAAATGATCAATTTACTGTTTGATCCATTGCCCGAATGTGT